TGGTCTGACCCTCCACAAGGAACTCCTTATCCTCGCTCATCTCCAAGATGTCGAGACCTGCGCTCACCATCTTCAGACTGCCAAACTCGCACTGCTTCTTGCAGCGTTGGCTGAGCTCTGAGGCGCAGTCAAACATGAGCTCGCCTGTCACCTCGTCATCTTCCACCTTAATGTCCTTCACATAGCCGATGACCTGACCACGCTCGTGCATATAAAGGAGAACGGGGTTGCGGTTGTACTGCTCCACGTTCATGCCCGATGTCAGCACACGTGTACCGTAGCTGTTCAGGCTGCTGTTTGATATTCTTACTCGTTTACCCATTTGTGCGGTTGATTTGAAATTCTGGTGCAAGTTTAGCGGTTTCTACAAGCACCGCCAAAAAAGTGTGCAATGGTTGCACACTTCTATGAAAGCATTGCATACTTTTTTGCCTGCGCCCCGAAAATCACGCAATTTTGCAGTGTGTAACGCATCCGGCGACACCTCAAATATAACAACAGTACACATGACAAAAGCAGACAACGAAAAGAAGAAGTCTCTTGCCCGCGCACTATATATGTCGGGCATGGAGCAGACTGAGATAGCCGAGAAAGTTGGCGTCTCACGCATTACCGTGTCTCGATGGGCGACTGCCGAGGCGTGGAAAGAAGCACGTGCAGCCAAAAGCGTAACACGTCCAGAACTGGTAAACAAACTCCTGCTCGCCATCGACAAGCTCATCAGCCAAGTGAACGAGTCCGAAGACCCTGAACTCCTGGCTGGGCTTGGAGACAAGCTTGCCAAACTATCATCGGTCATCGAGAAACTCGACAAGAAAGCGAGCGTGGTGGACAACATCGAGACCTTTATCGCCTTCACCAAGTGGCTTGAGTTCCGTGCGACAACCGACTCGGAGATTACTCCTGAGTTCCTCAAGAAGCTCAACAAATACCAGGACCTGTTCCTTTCTGAGCAGATGGGTATAAAGTAGATGGTGTATGGCGACACAGGCAGAAATCAAACAGGCATACGACAAGTGGAAGGAACTCGGCAAGCGCATCCAGTCCATCACCGACACTGCCATCCTTGCTGTGGAGACCGCCGACCAACGCGACCGCCGCAAGCAGAGGCTGCAGCAGAACTATGCCGCCTTCTGTGAGTATTACTTTCCCCATTACCTCACGCTGCGCGACAAGGTGACGGGCGAGGCCATCCGCACCATCCACAATGCACCGTTCCACAACCAGGCGGCGCGCAAGATTCACGACACGCCCAACCTGAAGGCCGTGTTTATGTGGCCGCGTGGCCATGCCAAGTCCACCCACATGGATGTGTTCATGCCCTTGTGGCTGATGCTGCGCGACAAGCGTCTCATCAACTTCATGGTGGTTGTGGGCAAGAGCCAGGACTCTGCCAACCGCCTGCTGGGCGACATTCAGGCGGAACTGGAGTACAACGACCGCATCAAGGCCGACTACGGCGTACAGAAGTCCGTAGGCTTGTGGACGGAGGGCGAATTCAAGTCGGCTTCAGGTGTAAAGTTCCTCGCCGTGGGACGTGGACAGTCGCCGCGTGGCTTGCGCGACCGTGAGGCTCGCCCCGACTACATCGTCATCGATGACCTCGATGATGATGAGCTCTGTCGTAACGAGAAGCGTGTGCATGACCTCACCGACTGGGTGAAGGAGGCGCTCTTTGGTTCTCTTGATGTAGGCCGTGGCCGTTTCTTAATGGTGGGCAACCTCATCTCAAAGACCTCGGTTCTGGCCAACATTGCCAAGACCCGGGGTGTGTTTGTTTCCAAGGTGCAGGCAGTTGATAAGAATGGCGAGCCTGTATGGAAAGAGAAATGGACCAAGGAGGATGCGCAAGAGTATCGTGACTTCGTAGGTTATCGCGCTTGGGAGAAAGAGATGATGCACAACCCGATTGTAGACGGCACTATCTTCCGCGCCGATTGGATAAGGTACAAAAGGTTACCTAAACTCACAAAATACGACATGCTGGTGTGCTACACCGACCCGTCGTTTAAGTCCACTACAGCCAACGACTATAAGGCTTCGCGCCTATGGGGAAAGATTGGCAATGAGCTGCACCTGATTGATTGCTTCGTCAGGCAAGCCACAGTGAGCGAAATGGTACGTTGGCAATACGACCTATATGAGCGTACTCGCGACAAGGTTGCTATCCAATTCTATATGGAGGCAAACTTCATGCAAGATACCATCCTTGATGAGTTCGAGGCTGAGGGCAATCTGCGAGGATATCAGTTGCCCATCATGCCAGACAAACGCAAGAAGCCGGAGAAGATTCAGCGCATAGAAGCCGTTAGCCCATTATGGGAGCGGGGTTTCGTGTGGTACAACGAGGCGCTTAAAGATAACCCCGATATGCAAGTTGGCATAGAACAGACGCTCGCCCTTGAACGTGGTAGCCGTGTGCATGATGATGCGCCCGATGCCGACGAGGGAGCGATCTGGATGCTGCAGAGGTGTTCAAGACAAGAGACTTTTCAACCAGTGTTCGGTAAAAGACCGACCGCTAAAAATTCATGGTGATATGTTCAAACTCATAAAAGACATCATTTGGGCATGGCGATTCAAGCGTGCCGTGCGCCAGGCAAAGAAACTGTCCAGCCTCTTTGGACTGAAATACTACGTGATTAACATGAATGGCTCCCTCAAGGTGGTGCCAAAGAAGACTATCCGCGAACTCGTGCGCAGCCACCGTTTCCGCAAGGGCGTAACTATTGCTGACATTGAAAAACTGGCTTTGTTTGTAACCAGATAGAAAGGAGGTAAAACTATGTTCATCACAGATCTCGACTATAAAGTAGTCATCGGCGATTCAGCCTTGAAGGTGGTCTCACAAGCCACACCTGATAACCGCGTCAATGCCGAGCTGGAGGCGCGCGAGGAAATATCCAGCTATCTGCGCCCAACTTATGACACCGACGCTATATTCTCTGCCGAAGACGATGATCGCAATCGGCTCATAGTGATGTACACCTGCGACATCGCGCTCTACCACATGGTCTCCGCCATGCCGCAAAAGATGGGTAGCGAGATACGCAAGGAGCGTTACGACCGCGCCATCAAGTGGCTCGAGGGGGTGCAGGCAGGAAAGATTGTGCCAGACCTGCCTCTGGCCCTCGACGAGGAGGGAGAACCCTCTGGCCTCGGCGTCGTATGGAACTCACAAAAACCATTAAGACATAACTGGTGAGCAATTCCTATTCTTCATTCTTCATTATTCATTACTCACATGGATATACGCAATTTCTTCAGCACAATGTTGGGCCGTGGCGATACTCAGGTATTGCACACGCCTCATGGCGATTTCAATCTCGCTAAGGAGAAAGACCGCCAGAAACTCAAGCATATCATCCTTGACATACAGCGCACCACCGACGCGCTCACACGCAAGGACATTGCCGATTGGCGTGCCGCATGGCAGATGGCCATCAATGTGGACTCACCCAACCGTCAGCGACTCTACGACATCTACCGTGACACAGATGCCGACGCCCACCTCACGGGTTGTGTGGGACAGCGCAAGGGCTTTGTCATGGCAAAGTCTTTTAAGATCTCCGACATGAAGGGTAATGAAAACGAGGAAGCCATGCACTACTTCGACCAGGCTTGGTTCAAGCAGCTTTGTCGTTATGTGCTGGACTCGGTGGACTGGGGGCACTCGCTCATCGAACTGGGCAACATCATCAAGGATGGCGATGGCTGCCCCTGCTACGATGGGGTGCGCCTCGTGCCGCGCAAGCATGTCATTCCTGAGTATCACCGCGTGATTCCACAACTGGGAACGGACTGGCAGAGCGGGCTTGACTATCACGAGGCACCATTCACCGACTGGCTCATAGAGGCTGGACAGCCCGACGACCTCGGTCTGTTCCTCAAAGCTGCACAGCACACCATCCCAAAGAAAAACATGCTGGCATTCTGGGACAACTTCGGTGAGGTGTTCGGCATGCCCATGCGCATTGCCAAGACTGCCTCACGCGACAAGAAGGAGATTGACCGTCTCGACAGCATGTTGCGCAACATGGGTTCTGCCCTCTCTATGGTGGCTCCGCTCGACACGGAGATTTCTCTTGTGGAGACTGGCAAGGGCGATGCCTTCAATGTGTATGACAAGCGCATCGACCGAGCCAACTCAGAACTCTCCAAGCTCATCATCGGACAGACCATGACCATCGAGGACGGCAGCAGCCTCTCACAGTCGCAGACCCACCTCAAGGTGTTCGAGAACCTTGTGGAGGAGGATGCCGACATGCTGCGCGATGTCATCAACAACCAGCTCATACCTCGCATGATCCGACACGGATTCCCTCTCAAAGGACTGCACTTCGATTGGGATTACTCCGTCGACTACACGCCCGAGCAACAGGTGGCATACGAGACCATGCTGCTCAACAACTACGAGGTGGATCCCGAATACTTCATCGAGAAGTACGGTGTACCTGTGGGTGAGCGTCGCAGCAATGCGCCCATGATGCCCACTGGTGACAATGATGACACAAAGAAAAAGGGGAAAAACAGCGCCCAGAACTCCCAGAACTCCCAGTCCTCCCAGAACTCTTTTTTCGACTGAGCCCCACTGAATTGTCGTGCGAGGCGAACACAATGGAGCTTGCTCCTATTGCTGAGCCGAAGCCGATAATCTATCACTTAACAAGTGATGACTACGTGGGGCTACATGAGCGATACAGCAGACTCCTTGACAATGCTGACAGTCAGGTGGCTTTGGCTCTCCCCCAGTCGGGGGAGTTGGAGGGGGCCTTCAACGGCATGATGTCCGCTCTTTTCGAGCAGAAAGGTGCTACCCTCGACATCAATATACTTGCAACCGACAAGGTGCAGCACTTCATCAATAAGCACAGCTCTGCCCTCGATTCATCATTCAAGCAAGTAGAGATGTCCGATGGCATGCGCAAGCGCCTACAGCGCTCCAACTACATATTCTCGGGCATAAAGACTTTCCACGAGCTCAACGAGGCGTTCCCGTCTCTACTCAATCCGGATGGCTCTCGAAAAACGTTCCAACAGTTTTTGAACGACGTTCGTAGCATCGACGATACCTACAACCGCAACTATCTCCGTGCTGAGTACAACTTCGTTCATCAGTCTGCCCAGATGGCTGCCAAGTGGGAGGAGTTCGCTGAGGACGGCGACCGATACAACCTACAGTACCGCACCGTAGGCGATGACCGTGTTCGTCCCGAGCATGCGGCGCTTCATGGCGTCACGCTCCCGTTCTCCGACCCCTTCTGGGAAGACTTCTACCCGCCAAATGGATGGAATTGCCGCTGTTCCGTCGTACAGGTACGCAAGGCCAAGTACCCCGTCACGCCTCACGACGAGGCCATAGCTCGGGGCGAGGATGCACTACAGCGGGACACGAAGAACATCTTCCGATTCAACTCCGGCATTCAGCAGAAGACCATCCCCGACTACAATCCTTACACGATAAAGAGGTGCAACGACTGCGACATCGCCAAGGGCAAGACCAACCTCGCCTTCGTCCCCGACAACGAACTGTGTGCAGCGTGCAGGCTCTGCCATCAGATTCAGGACAATAAGGCAGACGAGAAAACATGCGCAAAGGCTGTAAGGAAAGAGGCACAACAGAAGATACAGGGCTTGATAATATCAAATCCCGACTTCAACCACGAGGTCCTGGTCTCTGGCGGCGCAATAAGGGAGTGGACTAATCAACCGCACGAGCATTACTACGAGAAGAACCGCTTGCTGCTTGATATTGAAAACGTATTCAGAAATGCGAAATATCTCGGCCACGTTCCAAATTTCAAAAACAAACCGAATCTGTCATGCTCGCACCTCTTCGAGATAAAGATTGCAGGTGACAAAACATGGATTATCGTAAATGAGTTTGAAGACGGGGATATAAATCTGTATAGTATATCCGACAAGGAAAAAGTACTCACTGGACTTATAAAACAAGGATAGCGAAGCAAGACTCCTTCGGAACTACAATCCGACACCGTCAAGCAACGCTATCCAATTCGCGGGTTTTTTTATGCTGCAAATATACAGACTTATTTCCTAACCACCAAACAAAAATCAAAAAAAATATGCCAAAATCAAAAACCTACGAGGAATTTGTCGAGAAATTCAAACCGAAGCGTACTACGGACGACTGCTTCACGCCCCCGGCTGTCTACGATGCCGTGCTCCAGTGGGTGCGCCAGAACGCTGACATCGAGGGACGGGAGATTGTGCGCCCCTTCTGGCCGGGAGGCGACTACCAGAACTTCGACTACCCCGAGGGGTGTGTGGTCGTTGACAATCCGCCTTTCAGCATACTGTCACAGATATGCACGTACTACGCAGAACGTGGCATACGCTTCGGATAGCACTCCCCAAATACATGTACCCGCCTGAGGTAGCTACCGCATCACGCGTGACAAATGCCATGAACTCGCAGACCGAGAAATCCCCATATCTACTCTATTGTCATTGGTGCACAAGTCCCCAATCATATCTTTCCGACGCTCACCCGGACAGTCTGGCTCTTCAGTCCTTTTCCGCTTACTTTCACCATTGCATCGGAAGTTTTGCCGTTGGACTGGATGCCGATGACGAGCTGTCCGTGAAAGAGGCGCATCGTAGGGCGTGTGAATACTTCGAGCGATGTGGCATCGCCATTGCAGATACCACGGAATGTGGCACCACCTGAGACAGATACTGTAATCTGATTGTCGGCATCAGGCGCGAGGTTGCCGTCCTTGTCTGTTGCTGTGACGGTGATGAAGGTCATGGACTTGCCATCGGCACGGAGCGGACGGATAGCGGTGCTTAGGTCACCTGTGAGTCGGATGTCTGTTGCCTTGCCAGCCGTGCGGAGAGTCTCGGAGCCAGCCTCGTTGCCTTGGGCATCGTAAACTACGACACGGAGTTCGCCAGGCTCATACTTCACATTGTTCCAACGGAGACGGTAGCGGTCGAGTGCAGGATCGGAGATGTCGGTTATCTTTCCGTCCTTGCCCGATCCGCTCTTGATGTCGGTGCGCTTGGTTATCTTGCCTTGCGAACGGCCGTTGACGAAGAGCTCGGCAGTAGGGTGGTTGGTGTAGCAATATACTGGTGTCACCTCGCCCTCACGGCTTG